TTGTTGGGGGGGGGGGGGGGGGGGGTGTTCATTATTGTTGTTTTGTTTTTGGTGGGGGGGGGGGGGGGGGGGGGGGGGGGGGCCCCCCCGCGGGCTCCAGGAATAGTGGGGGGGGGGGGGGGGGGGGGGGGGGGTGGGGGAGGGGGTGGAGGAATTGGTGCTTGAAAGGTGGCGCGAGTTCCTAGAATTTTTCTTAATCTTCTAGCGGCATCCGCTTTCCACGCCCAACTACCTTCAACTGCTGGGTTATCAATTGTTTTTGGTGTTGGTGCTGCCTTTGGATTCCCTCTTCTGATTGATGCTTCATTTTCAGCATTTACATTTGCAGCGCGAGTAGCGAGATTTTGTTGCAATTTGGCAATTTCTGGATTTTTTCGACCAATAAGAGTTAAATGTTGTTCTAGAGTTGATCGTTGTCTAAAAGTATCCATAGCAATTTCATATGCTTCATGCTCTGATTTTCGTGCTCTAGATTTTGGTTTGACTGGAGGAGTTGCAGAAGTTTGAAGTAAAGATCTCACTCTACTTGGATCTAAATTTGCATTTCTAAGATGTATATCCAAGAATTTATCCATATTTGCAGTTGTTGCATCAGCAAATCCAGATCCATGCTGATTTACTAATTTGTCTATGCCTATTAAAGCACGAAGACCCATTTCTCTAGCAAATAATTTAATTCGCTTTAATTCATTTGCTTCGTTAATTTTATCAACGATAAAAGGAAGTCTAGATTTTAAATGATCTTTGACTTCTTCATTTATAAATGTTCTATTTTCTCTAATCATATTCTTCTCAGAAAATCAGAAAATAGTCTGATGGCATTTTCTTCTAATTTACGTCTTGGAGTTCTTCGTAATTGCTTCTCGTAGTTAGATATTTCTTGTTCTACTAGATTACCATTATCCCAGATCCATTCTTTTCCTTCAAGAATACCATCTACAAAAGCATTTGGTGCTGAAGGATCTGCTACGATATCAATGGCAGCAAGAGTAAAGTCTTCCTTTACATAATTCACACCATTTCTCTTTTCAAGACTTCCCATACCTCTAGAGGAAACACCAAGTTTAGCACCCGCATCAATGAGATTCTTTACTATATTACCCATTGGGGTGTCTATAATCTTTGCTTCTCCCATGATCTGCTTACCATTTTCCTTGAGATTAGTGATCATGTGAGAAACACGGTCAAGGTTTACAGTAGGACCAGATGGGTGATTCAACTCACCAAGTGCTCTATTTTTGAGTACATACTCGTTAAGATATCTGTTGGTTTCTTTCTTAAGGATTTTACTCTCATAGATTCTACCATTACGATTCTGAACATCACTTTCCATCATAACACCACGAAGTTTATAGGTTTTAACACCACTTTCGTTTGCTTCCACAAGAGTCTGTATATCTTCAACTGTTTCGGTTATTAGTTTCATGTGGAATTCCTTGTGTTATTATTCTTGTTCTTTGATGAATAATTCAAAGAAATTGTCAGCAGTGTCTTTGATTTCATCTTCAGTAAGTTTTGTTCCTGTTTCCATCTCAATTTCTTCAATTAGTGAATTAAGTTCACTTTCAAAGTATTCAGAAATTTCTTCAAGATCTTCATCATAATCAGTGCTTTCTTGAGTATTCTGTTGGTTTCCTTCGCTAAAAACAGAAGGGGCAAAATTTACCAACTTCTGTTCTAACGATGAACCCAACTTCTCAAGAAGTGCTTCATTGATTAACTTTTTAGCGGTTAGAACATCTTCCTGAATAAGTGCTTTGAAAATATCTTTAGATTTCGACATGATTTTCTCCTAATTTATATATCTTATTTATTTTGTTCATTTGGATCTATTAGACCCATTTGCTGCATTTGCAACTGCTGTTGCATTTGTTTTTGTCTGTCAATTTCAATTTCTTTATCCATATTGGCAATTTCTTCATCAGTTTGCTTCAATAAATTCTTACGAATATATTTGGTTGAGAAGAACACACCATTATATTGTCCAACGGTATTTAACATATTAATTCGTTCTGCAAGGATTTCATTTTCCTTTAGATCAGTAAAATATGAATCTTTACTGTAGGCAATCTTCATGTCTTGATGAACATCATTCCAATCCTCTTGAGTCATTACACCCTTAAGAAGACATTGCTTCTTTAATACATCTAGAAAGAGTACAGCAAATTTATTCTGTAATCTCTCTATGAACTTATAGAACTTAACTTCATCTCTGGTAATCTCGCTACTTCTGCCTAGATTGAATCCTGTTTGAACTTCCATGCGTGTAAGAGGAACATTCAATGCTCTATACAACTTACGGAGAAGATATTCAACATCGTCCATCTCACCTAGATTTTGACCACCAGCAAGAGTAGTAATTTCTGTTCCTCGACCACCTTCTCTACGAGGCAACCAGTAGTCTTCTAACATGGACATATGATTCTTCTGATCTCGTATTTGACCAGTGGTTGAATCATAGGTTAATTTATTGCGATACTTATTCATCAAACTCTTGATGTATTCTTCTGCTTTTTGCTTAGGAAGATTACCAACATCAACATAAAAAATTCTTCGTTCTGGTGCTCTCGAAATACGATAGATGACCATAGCATCCTCAGTTTGTCTGAGCATGTTCAATGGTCTAATTGCTTTATGGAGATGACCAACTACTCTCTTGGAGGTCTGATCTAGAAACCCAGAATGGCAATAACTAATCGAGTCTGGTGATATTTTAACACCCATTGCCGGAGTTGCTGATTGCACACTGGTCATTTCATAATCAGTATACACATAGAACTCTTCCACACTTTTGACGAGTGGAACTGTTGTATTATTTACTTTTTTGATTTGTTTCTTGACCTGTCGAATCTTCTTGATTTTTACAGGATCAATTGCTCTGAGTTCTACAATACCCAACTCGGGTCTATCCATATCAATTATACATTGGTAGAAAGATTTTCCATCAACATACCATCGTCTGAATATATCATATCCTCTATTTGAAAAGTCTAAAAGTTTAATAACCTTATCAAACTCTTGCTGAACTTTTCCCTTGATATTATCTGAAAGTTCAGTATTATCAAGATTTAGACGAACTGCCATGTTCTGTCCATCAAATACAATTGCCTGAGTAACAATATCTTCTACTGCCATATCTACTTCTGGATATAATGCCATGCCTCGGTATTCTTTAACCAAAGCATTTTCATCAATAAAGGTTCCATTGAAGTCATAAATTGACGACATAAAGCCGCCGGATTCAAGAACTTGTGAACCATCATAATTCTCTGGAGCAACAAACGAAGCGTTGGATGAATTGTCGCCAGACAATCCACCCAACATATCGGTCGAAACCTCTGCTCTTCTTCCGAAGGAAAAACCAAAAAGATCAAATGCCATTCATATTCCTTTCACAGATTAAGTATAGGGTTCCCAATAATCGTATGCAATCTGTACGGTAAATTCTGAGAACGAGTCCGCCAAGTCATAATTTAGAGTTACTGGACCAAGATCCACTGGAAAGCAATTCTTCAATCTGACCGACTTATTAAAGTTACCGGGAGATTGAGTATTGGGTGGAGTAGATGTAGTACCAGGTGAAATATCACTATATCGTACAACCCAATCAGAGACAATGTTGTAATTGATTTGATTTGTATTTCTTCCGCTGAGTGCTTCCATCCATCGTTCAAATCCTAAGCGAAGATCCTTAGATGGGAGATTGCAATCATAAACATTGATCGCCCAATCTGCGTATACTCGCTCACCTGCAAATTTTATAATTCGTCCCTGCCATGCAACGTTGATTGCGCCGATGGTAGTTCCTGGAAGATCTGCTGCTTTTACATAGATATTTAGGTCAGTTAGGTCTGGAGAGCTCACCTCATCAGGCCATGCTGTTTCAACCATAAATCGATTAGGTCGTACTCCGAAAAATCCATTTCTAAATTCATTAAGTGTTGCCATTTATTAACCTCTTATTCTATTTATCAGAATGTAGACGAAAGATCTTTGTTAGTTAGTGTAATTGTTACATAATTGATTGATGTGATTGGTTTAATCAGCACATCAGCAACAAAGTAATTTGCTTCTACGACTTCTGGTGTATTATTTGTCTCATCGCATATAACTCTATATGCTGAAATTCCTCTTTGTCCAACGATACGATCTAAGAATCCTTCTGCGGCAATCTTAAAGCGTGATCGTGTGATTGAATCATTTTGTTCAAACAGCATCGCTCGAGCGACTGGTGCAAGAGCTTTCTTCACATATATGAAGAGACGTGAAACGTTGATTCTTGATAGAGTTGAAGTATCAGTCTCACCAGTCTTGTCACCAAATAGTATGGTTCCAGTTCCTGGGAACGTTACGACTGAATTTGCTCTATTAAAATTACTATACAAATTGTCTTGCTCTGTGGCAGTCAAAGTTCTATTCAAACCAAGAACATTGAGAATTCTACCTCTTCGTTCACCCGCAGGTGAAAACCAAGGATAAGAATCACGATCAGTACGCACTAAACAACCAGCAACATCTGCTGCAAGTGGAGTGATTATGGTATAAAGACCAGTAGTATCAAGGTGTTTCTTTTCGCCAAACACTCTAATAAATTCTCTTGCATTTGATCCAGAAGGGAAAGTAACACCAACACCAGATGCGGGAACTGTGCCTGTGTGTGGTGCTGATGGAGTATAAACAACACCAATGACTGGTGCTTCTGTTGTAGAGCGTGTATCAACGATTGTTACTAGAGCAGATCCATAGTTTCCACCTGCCTCTGCACCACAATTACCGCCCTGGAATAGAATATCATATGCTTCGTT